AGAGATCTTCTCGTGTTTGATGATGCTGACCCTCGTGTCGGGTACGCGTGGGTTCCGAAGACTAAGGAGCACGACGAGGAGTATCTGCTGAGGCAGTTGTGGGCTCCTACCCGCATGGGGGCGGCGTACACGCTGGTGCATAATCTGCGCGCCCGCATGCTGAGCTATGTGCTGTTCGGCTGGTTCTACGAGAGCTGGGTTCTGGTCGAGGCTGTCTTCGAGGGAAGCGAGGTGAATGGCCTGTGGATGGCTGCTGGTTCTGGTGGTGGCTGTTTGTGCGAGGCGGCCGAGATCTTCTCCCGTGAGACTGTCTATGATCGTGCGGGCGCGGGGAAGGGCGGGCAGGATCCGGCGGTGATGGCCGAGGTTGCTGACGCTATGCTGCGTGCTGCCGCGGTGTCTATGTATTCGCCTCGTATGGTGCGTAAGCACAAGGCTGCCGCTGAGTCTGTGGGCGAGCTGCGTGAGCCGGCCGCCGTACCGACCAACTGACTTGTAGGGAACCGACAAAATGTTGCGTATAGCGGATGTGTGCGCGGGGACCGGGTCCTTGTCCGCCGCTGTCGCCGCCGAGTTGGGTGGTCACGTAGTGTCCGTGTCCGATACGAGTGGCGCGGCGCGCCGTGTTCTTGCCGCCCGGTATCCGGAGGCCGCCGTGTACGAGGATGCGTTGTTGCAAGATCTGTCCCGCGTGGATGCTGTTGCTGAAGGCCGGCATCACGGGGCGGCCGGTGCCTTCGGCCGTGGATTCTGCGGGCTTCTGCGAGTGGATGATGGGTATCCCCCACTGTCCCGCACTGTCGAGGACCGCTAGAATTCGGCTGGCGGGTAACGCCGTCGTCCAGTTGCAGGTTCGGCTTGCTCTCAGGCTCGCCGCGAAGGAACTCTTGAAAGGAGAAAGGGTATGACTGTTGACCGTTCGTATGAGATGCTGTTGAGGCGGGTGCGCCATTGCGGCGTGGACCGTGAGGACCGGACGGCCGTGGGGACACGCGGAACGTTCGGAGAACGCTTGCGATTTGACCTGACAAAGGGATTCCCCAGGATCACGTCGAAGTACGTGGCTATGAAGCCTGTGAAGGCGGAGCTGCTGTGGTTCTTGTCAGGACAAACTAATGTTCGCCCTTTGCGGGAGCAGGGCGTGCGCATCTGGGATGAGTGGGCCGACGCCGATGGCGGGCTCGGCCCTGTGTACGGGTCGCAGTGGCGGTCCTGGCCGGACTACGACGGCGGTTCGATCGATCAGATCAGCCGGCTCGTCGAGTCTCTTAAGTTTGACCCGTTCTCTCGTCGGCATATTGTGTCCGCATGGAACGTGGGCGCTATCGGGGACATGGCGTTGCCGCCGTGCCATGTGTTCTTCCAGTGCTACGTACAGGGCGAGTGGCTGAGTTTGCAGGTGTACCAGCGTAGCGCCGACCTTTTCCTCGGGGTGCCGTTCAACATCGCCTCCTACGCGCTGCTGACCCACATGCTTGCTCAGCAGACGGGGCATGTGGCGAAGGAGTTGATCTGGCTGGGCGGCGACGTGCACGTCTACCGCAACCATTTCGACCAGGTGGACGAGCAGCTGCGGCAGCCTGTGCACTCGTTCCCGCGTCTCCGTCTTCACAAGGCGGAGGACATGTTCTCTTACACGATGGGGGACATCGACGCGTCGGAGGGTTACGTGCATGGGCCGACGCTGAGGGCGCCTGTCGCTGTCTGAGCCTGTACCCCTACCCGCCTGGGTAGTGGGAAACCTACAAAAACGAGGGGGGCGCCTGTTTGGGGTGAGAGCTATTTGGGCTCAGGGTCTGGGCCGTGTGATGGGGCGCGCTGACGGGGCTATTCCGTGGCACGTACCGCCCGGGGTGGACTGTGCTGTCGGGGCCCTCCGTGGTGCGGTTTAGCGCACGGTCGCGTGCCGTTAGTCGCCAGGGCAGGCCGCAGTAGTCCAACATGCGGCTACGCAGCATCTCACGGTCCGGCCTTCCCCGCCGTCCTGGCGCCCGTGGGGGCCGGACCTTTCCCTGCAATCTCAGCCCCCCAACCCTCGTGTGACCGACTTCACGGCCGGACGGGATTGACGTCTCGCCCCGCACAGTAGAAGTATTGCTACGTCCGATCAGTTAGTCGACAGAAAGGAAACGGACATGACCGCCAACACCACCTCCCCCCTGCGGACCACCCAGCTGGACGCCGCCCCCCGCACGGACGCGGCCGGCAACGCCCTCACCCGGTGGACCCTCACCCTCGGGGGCGAGCGGGTCTTCCAGGACGTCGACCAGTGGGGCCTCCCCTACGACGGCTCTCCCAATGGCGGCCTGCACGCCGACCTCTGCGACTGGCTGACCACCCTGGGCCGCCTCGACGCGGACGCCCTCAACGCCCTCTGACCACGCAAAGATTAGCCGGGCGGCTCGCCCTTCGCGGCTGAGCCGCCCGGCAGGAAAGGAAGCCACTATGTACCGCTACGCCACCGTTCAGGACGCTGTAGAGCAGGAGATCAAGCCGGCCCTTCAGCCCTACGCCGACGACTTCGACCTGGGCCGTATGGCCGATTTCGTTGTTCAGCCGGACGGGGACAAGGTCACCGTCGTCCAGGGTGAGGCCTTTTGGGAGGCTGCCCGCCGGTCCGTGAGGGGGCGGGTGTTCGGCGACGCCGACGCTAACGAGACCACCCTGTTCTGATTTGTAGAAAGGAACATGAGCATGGGGCTGAGAACTATCCGGGCCGGGCTCGGTGACACCGTTTACGCCTACCGAGGCGACCACGTCATCCTCGCTGGGCCGGCCACCGTGTACCACGCCGGCCACGCCACAGTCACCAAGATCGACAACTGGGATTACCCCGGCGAGCCCATAGTTGTGAACACCGCGGAGGCCACCCGCCGATTCCTGCAGGCAGTCGGTGTCATCCCCGCCGAGGACGGCGCGGTCACCCTGTACAAGGCGCTTTCCGCCGACATGGTCTCTGGTCAGCAGTATGGTCGCACCACCTCGTGGGAGGTCGGATGCACCACCGTCTGCGACGATTGGGACTCGGATTGGGTTGGTGAGGGAAGGGCCCTGCATCTGTCTGCTTCGCCGATGCGAGCCAGGCAGCATTACAGCCGACTCCACTACGGGCAGGGCGGCACTGTCTATGCCTGTCGGGTTCCTGTCGACTGTGTTCGTATGCTGCCTCGGGACCTCACGCAGTTCCGCTGCCGGGAGGCTACCGTGACGGAGGCCATAACTGCCCGGCTTGCGTAACCCCGCCCGACCGACTACCGTCGCGCCCGTAAACAGAACAGGGCTCACCAGAAAGGACAACCGCCATGAGCCGCACGACTACCGCCTACCAGACCAGGGACGTTTTCGCCGACCGCGCCCGCCGGGCCGCCCGCCACTTCGTCGCTGAGACGCTCGCCGACCTGGCTGACGACTTCGACTACACTGACGTTGACGAGGTCACCACTGACCGTCGCCCCATCCGCATCCACTGACCGTTGAGAAGGAGACTCCATCATGCGATTGGCCGCCTATAAGATTCTGCTGCTGGTGACGGCGTCCATTGCGACGCTCGCAGCTGCCACTTCCACCGTGCTCGGCCTTGCGGTCGGCGAGCTGCCGATGACCACCGTTATGGTTGAGTGGTCCGTGGCTGTCGCCCTGTGGCTCGGCTGGGGGGCACTCCCCAACAGCAGCTGCCGTTCCGGGAAGCGCCGCAAGTGACCTCGCTCAGCATCGGCCTGTTCATCGTCGCCGTCATCCTTGTCGTCGCCTTCACTGGCGACGGCACCGGCAAGTAACCACCACACGACTGCCGGCCCTGACCTCCGTTACAGAGCGATGGGCCGGCCCTACAACCGGAGGGAACCCTATGACTTCAGTCAACTCACCCTACGCCCGCGCCGCCGAATGGCTGCGCTGGCACGACTCCGCCTCAGCTGAGACACTCGCCGTTCACTGGGGCCTTACCGAGAGGGAGGCCAAGCGCATCCTCGTCGGGGCGTCCGCGCTCGGTCTCGTGTGGTCTGCACCCGATTCGACCGTCTGGCACGCGTCCGCCAAGTAACAGAAAGGAAGGGGAGGCAGCATGACCGCTACTACGAACCACGGGGAGGAGCTGTCGAGCGCGCAGCTGTACATGCCCCGGCCCACTGCCACCGACTGCACTGCCGCTATGACGATCCTGCACTGGCACACCGCTGCCGCTGACGTTTGGGCGTATGTGTCCAAGGCCGGCCAGCCAACCATGTGGACGACCATTGGTGTCGTTGGCCACGAGCAGCCTGCGTACACGCACGGACCTGGGACGGCCGCGCACGCGTATGAGTTGTCCCGCCGCCTGCATCTGCTGAACCGGCGGCCGGCTCAGGATCCGAACGTTGCCGGCTTCCTCACCAGCCTTGAGCGCGCCTCCCGCTGGGATGCGTCCACCAGTGAGTATGAGGACCACCTTGACGACGCCCGCTCCTATCTGGCGGACGTGATCCGTGACCGGGGCGTGTCCGTGTCTGATGTGACGGGATGGTGACGATGGCTGCGCGGAAGGAGATCGAGTGCGGTGGCTGCGGCCGGCGGGGTATCCCGTCGCACGGTGAGCGCACCTGCCACTGTGCGGGCTGTCACCGGTCATTCCAGGGGACGGCAGCGTTCGACCGGCATCGTCGAGCGGGTCGCTGTGTTCTGGACGGCGAGTGGTGGTCACAGGACCACGACGGCATCTGGCATTGGCTGCCTGGCGAGTACCGGTCGGCAGAGCAGTGGCTGGCCCTGGCTAAGGCCAAGGCCGAGAGGGCTAGGCTAGCCGCCGCCGAGCGGTTCGGCCGGGGTCGGGAGAGGGGCGAGCGGTGAGGCTGGGTTGGCGTATTCCGTTGCCGGGGCCGTTCTACCTGGCTCGGTCCCCGAAGCGTAGGGCGCCTCGTAGGTCGGCGGCGCTGAAGTCGGGGCTGGGTTGCAGTGGGTGGCTCATTCTGGCGCCGTTCATGGTTTTCTACTACATGGTGTGGGGGCTTCTTTGGGGGCTCGGCCAGTTGGTGGTCTGTCTGTTGTGGAACCACCACAACCGCACAATGTGACAGAGAACACTCCCCCGGGGCTTGACTAAGGTAAGGCCCCGGGGGCATTCTTATGCCGACAACTAAACAACAACCCAACCAACCAGGAAGGAAAGAGAAGATGGGAACCAACGGAGCCGCCAAGGTCATCACCGGAGCCGCCGCCGCCGCCTTCGCCGTCTTCGTCGTCTTCGGGGTCGCAGCCGCCCCCTCCGCCGTTGCCGCCACCACCGACAGCATCACGGTGAGGGCCGACATCCTCTCCACCACCACGACGCGCGTCTGCGACGCCCGCATGGTCGGCCCCCGCCAGGACGGCGCCGACGGAGGAGCCCGCTGCGGGATGAGGAGCCACAGCGACAAGGATGACCTGGTCCGCGTGCATGGAGGGGACGTCAACACTCGCGAGTCCCGCATCACCTCCTGGACCCACTTCTACATGCCGGCCTTCGAGGACGGCCAGAACGGTTGGATCATCGGCGCCGTGGACGCAGCCGACATGGAAGCCACCGCCTGAACACCCCCCACCTGACTACAAGGAGATCCGAAAAATGCTTGCTGCACCCACCACCGCCATCCACCGCACTGAGGACCCCGCCCTCGAGAGTGTTGAGTTCGGGGCCGTCTACCGGACCCATGCTCCCCGTACTGGTGAGCCCTGGACCCTTTACAAGATCGCCGACGATTGCAACGTCAGCTCCATTGAGCCTCTGGGGGTGCCTGATGGTTGGGATGACGCCTACGAGTACGCGATGACTGACACGTACATTTGGCCCCATATCGCCCGCCTCGCCAGAGACGCTGACCTCGCGCACGCTGACCTCGAGGTCGCCCTCGTCCCTGTTGATGACGAGGAGACGGACGCCGACTCGTACGCCCTGCTGTACCGCTTCGCCCTGAACAACTGACCCGACCAACCGCCCCAACCGCAACTGAGAATGGAGGTCAATACCCAATGATGGCTCACGCAGCCCCCCGCAACCGCAGCCGGAGGCTCTCCAGGCGGGGGCAGATCTTCCTGCTCTTCGTCCTGTACACCCTCGGAGCTCTCCAGGCCGTCATTATCACCGTGGGCTTCGTCCAGATGATTTGGGCCGTCTGGACCGCCTTGGGGGTGAACTGACCATGGCACTCGCAGGGGTCATCTCTCAGGCCTCTCGGGAGCTCACCCGGGGCGTCGCTCAACCAATCGTCCACCTCGCTAGCTGAAAGGTTCAGATCGTGGAGAACACCATCGTCACCCGGGAGCGCCTCGTCGAGGTCCGCTACCTCATGCGATTGCTCCCCCACCTGCAAGCCACCATGAGCACCGCTTGCGGGCAGGCCGATCTCTCCCGCGGGACCGCGGAGGTTCCGCCGGCGATCGTCCTCCGCCACTCGGACGGCGCCAACAGTCTCGTCGCCGTCGAGGGCGACGAATACGTATGGGAGACCTCCGACGGAGTACTCCGCCTCCCCCTGGCCGCGGAGTACCGCGAGTACGTGTCCTTCACCCGTACGATCGCCGAGGAGTCATGATGTCTGCCAGAAGACTCTCGTCCCCCGAAGTCGCCTCACAGGAAATCGTCGACAGGGTCACTGAGGAGTGGCCAGAGCTCGGCCTCATGCAAGTCGCCGGCTGCGTCACCCACGGAGACCAGGGCCCCGACAAGGCCGTCGAAACCTGCATCGTCGACACCAGCGGCTTCCTCCTTATAGACACCATCATCACTGGCGCGTACTGCGTCTTCATGGATGCCCAGGGGAAGAAACTTGTAGCCCGCGAAACGACTTGGTCAGCCGCCGACGTCGTCGCTTCCTACCTCAACAACATTGGAGAGACCCTCAATGATTGACTTGCAGCTCGCACTTGAGAACAACGACTGGTCCTACACGCTCCTCACGATTGAGCGCCCTCACCCGGACGGTCGCCACGACATGGCCCGCGTCATTCTTACCGTCCCCGCTAAGGGCCTTCCCGGGATGATTGACGTCACTGCGGAGGTGGCTGAGCTGAACGGCCTCGGTCTGGTCGGCGGAGGCGACATTCTCTACCCGATTGATCGGGACGGGGACACCCTCGGAAGGCTCCTCGCGGACGCGCTCATCAAGGTCGACGAGGAACCGAAAGCAGCTGCCCTCCGGTCAGCCACCAGGAGGAGAGTGCTTCTGTGACCCAGTGGATTGTTGACCTGCTCGACCGTCACCCGACCATCCGGCAGGCGCCTGGCTACTACGTTGATTGGGTGCGCGGTGTCCTTGTCTTCGGCGACTACCGTGTCGTCCAGACAGGTGGCCGCTACACCGTGTACTCGTTCGGCGCCTCACCCCAGACAGTGGACGACGTGGCCTCCTGGGCCGACCACGCACAGTGACCGAGACTACCCGGGAGGGAGGTTGACGTAAGCCCCTCCCTCCCGGGATACACTTACACCCGAAAAGAACAACCAACCCCTCTGGAAGGAACTGATCATGGCCCGTTCAACTTTCCGCCACGCAGCCCCTACCCGGAGGAAGGCCTTCAAGCCCTCCTTCGACGCCGTTGCCGGCTTCGTCTTCACCGCTTGCACGGTCGCCGGTCTCGCAATGCTGGCGCTCGGCGTTGCTGTCTGGGTGGTTGCGTATGCCTGATCCGACCGCATACCAGAAACGGGAACTCGCCCATGTGAAGGCGGCCGGTGGCACGGGGCTGCTGGCTCACTCCGTCGGCACCGGTAAGACATACACGTCCATCTGGTCCGCCCTCGACGGCTCCCACGACCGTGTGCTGATCGTCGCCCCGCTCCGCACCCTCCCCGGCTGGCAGCGCTCCGTACAGGAGCTGGCCGGCGTGGACTTGCAGGTGATCCGCACGTCCACCAAGGCCGGCAAGGGCGCCTACGAGGCCGCCTCTACGGGCGAGGCTGGCTGGTACTGGGTCAACTGGGAAGCGCTCGTCGCCCTTAACAAGGAGAAGCGGTACGACGGTTTCAAGAAGAAGCAGGTGTTCAAAGCTGTGCCCAAACCTTTCAGCGGAAGGCGTTTCGACGTCGTTATCGCTGACGAAGCCCACCGCGCAGCCAATTGGCACACGCTCAACAGTCAGGTGCTGTGCCGGCTGCGCGCTGACCGGCGTCTCGCACTGTCCGCCACGCCGGCCGGCAACAAATCCGTCAACATCTACGGAGTGCTTAGGTTCCTCTGGCCTGACCGATATCCGGCGTTCGGCCGGTTCGCCGACCAGCACTTCAACTCCGAGTACAACCCCTGGTCGTCCTCCGGTAGGGGTGTGATCTACCTGGGCGAGAAGCAACCCGGACGTGTCGCCGACGAGGCTCCCTGCTGGTCAGTCGCCACCTCCGAGGAAGCGTACGGGGAGCTTCCCGCCGCCTCCGTGGAGCACGTGCCGTGCAAGCTCACCCGACAGCAGTGGGCCCAGTACAAGTCGTGGAAGGACGACGCGCTCGCATGGCTTGGCGACCACCCTGTCGCTGTTGATCTGCCGGCCACGTTGGACATGCGTCTTCGTCAGGCCACCCTCGGGGAGTGCACAGTCGAGGTGGCAGAGGACGGCGAACCACGTGTCACCTACGCCGCGGACTGCAAGAGCTCAAAGCTGGACGCGCTGCTCGATATCCTCGAGGACCTCCCCGAGGAAGAGAAGGTGGTTGTCTACTGCCACAGTCGCCGGTTCATGATCCCGCTGTTGGCGCGTCTGAAGAGGGCAGGTGTCAGCGCTGTTGAGGTGTCTGGTGCCGTGCGTGATCAGTGGCAGCGGTTCCTTTCCCCTTCCGGCCCGCGTGTTCTGTGCGCTGTCATCCCCGCCATCGCTGAGGGCGTCGATGGGCTGCAGAAGGTGTGTCACACGGAGGTGTGGCTGTCGTGGGACAACAGCGTGATTCTGAACCAGCAAGCAATCGGCAGGTTGCATCGGCGGGGGCAGACACGCCGCGTACAGCGGTATGTGTTGGAGGCGCCAGACACTGTGGACGTGCAGGCGGTGGCCCCGAGGCTTCGGGAGAAGTACAGGTTACTGGCGGACTCTGGGCTCATCTGAGAGCCTCTCGGCGGTACCTCTACCTGGGTACCGGGGTAGAGGTACGCTTCTGTCTATGGGGGCTCTGGCGGCTCTCTGCGGGCGACGGTATGGGAGCCCCTGCCGAAGTGTCCGGGGATTCCGGATAGTTGGTGGCCGCAGGTGTGACGAGTAACATCAGCCCAGGGCTTGATCGCGGGCCGCCGACCCGGTAACTTAGGACATGACAACAGAACAACCCCTCCGACCGAAAGGAACCGATCAAAATGACCACCGGAAAGTTCACCGCCATCCTCGCCACCGTCTGCTACGCCTGGGTCGCCCTCTCAATCTTCGGCTTCGTCGCCGGCAGCGGCTCAACCCTCGGAGCCGCCGGACTGGTCGTCGGACTCCCCCTGGCCATCGTCCTCACCCGGTCCTCCAACAAGGCCAAGGCCCGCGTCAAGGCCCAGGCCCAGACCGTGGCCCGGCAGGCCGCCCAGATGCAGGCCATGCAGCAGCAGATGGCAGCCATGCAGGCCCAGCTCAACAACCGCTGAACCAGCCAACCAGCAACACCGAAAGGCTCCAGAACAATGGCAACCTCAATCCATGACATTGCCCGGAACATTTCCAACCGGGCTGGCCTCCTCACCCGAGTCCGCACCATCAACAGCCCTCGCCCCGACGGAACCAACGAGACCCTCAACAGCCTCGAGATCGAAAGCAAGGGACGCATCCTCGACACGAAAGCTGGCTTCGTCGCCGTCCACCCGTCCAGCCAGCGGATCATCCGCATCGCCAACAGCGACGCCCCCGCAGACGCCATCGCCGAACAGGCCCTCCGCACCCTCGGAGCCGTCTCATGACAGACCAGGACAGCGCACGAACCGAATGGCCGCCACCCGCGCACGCCACCTACATCGAAGTCCTCGTAGGTGACTACCTGGATGACCACGGCGATGTCGCCTACCTGTGGGCCCCCGCCGCCCGACAAGCCGACAGCTCCTACTATGTAGCGGTCGCCTGGTCGCCAGACGTGCAAGCGCTCCGGCCAATCGACCTGATCTTCGGGCCCGACGAGGAAGGCTGTGCCTGGCGGGAGATTACGCCGGCACAGTTCGCCAGACGGTTCACCCACGCTGGCGCAGCCCGAATCGGCATTCCGCCACACACCGTCCGGGCCGGCGACCTCGTCGACGCAGGGGACGGCAAAGAGCACGTGGTCGTGGATAACATACGGACGACCGCACTTGACAGAAATGCGACACAGGGATACACCCTTCTCGACTCAGACGGCGCCGGCACCTACGTGCCCCGCAACAGCACCGTCACCCTCATCAGAAACTGAACGAAAGGACCACCAACATGACTCTCAAGCTCACTCCCGCCCGTGACGTCGATCAGGACACCACCCTCGATGAGCTCTGGGGACGCAGCTTCGTCATCCTCGCCTCGTCCTCCAAGACAGGCGAGACGAGGACCCATAGCCTCGACTTCCCCCGCAAAGACGGCAGCAAGCGATCCTACATCGAAGGCGCCGCCATGTCCTTCTCTCTGTCCACCTTCCTGGACGACGACTCTACCCGCGTCTACGAAGTCCGCTAACCCAATGCTTCTCTCATCCACCACACTGCGAACACTTATCGATAAAGGGGAACTGATAGTCAATGGCCCCAAGCCGCTCAATATACAGCCAGCCTCAATCGAGATGCACCTCAGTAATCGAGTGGTGCGAAGAGTCGGACGAGCCGACCAAGCCACCGAAGACTACAAAGACGGGGCACCAGTCAGCCTCCGCCCGGGCGAATTCATTCTCGCTTCCACTCAAGAGACGATCCACATCCCCGCAACGCTGGTTGGGCAGGTAGAGGGCAAGTCCTCCTGGGCTCGACGCGGGCTCCTTGTCCACGTCACAGCCGGCTTTATCGATCCGGGTTTTCATGGAGCCATCACCCTTGAAATAGTCAACCTGTCATCTGTCAACATCTACCCGCGGGTAGGCCAGCGCATCGCGCAGCTCGCGGTCCACCGGCTTGACGGCGAGCCCGAGTACCTGTATGGTAGCCCCGAACTTGGCTCCCACTACCAGGGGCAGGCCACTACCACAGAAGGAGCATACATAGAATGAAAGACACAATTGTTGTCCGCAGTCAGGCAGAGGTGGACGCCATCCCCCAGCAGCAGCGATCCAACGTCGACCTCGTCGTCGAAAACTCTAGCAAGACAGTGATCGTCGGAGTGGAATTCGCATCCGTCGACTATGTCGACTCGAAAGGCCTCACCACCAACAAGAATGTTCGAGTCCGGGGCCAGGAGTCCTTCGTTGTTGCCCGCTGCGGAGCCACCGTCGTCGTATTGGATAGGGCTACCGTCGAGATGAACCAGGTACGCGGCTGCTACGCGCCATCCACTGTGTACGCGCTCGACCTGTCCACAGTACTTGTCACCTCTGACCAGGCTACCCGGTACGTCGGCACCGTCGCCGCTTATGACAATGCGTTCGTGCACGTCGACGCGAAGGCCACCGTTCGGGCCTACGATAAGGCGCTCGTCCGAAACGTCTCCGATTTCGCCGACATAACACTTGTCGGCAACGCCAAGTCTAGTTTCTACGGGGACGCTATCCCCGCCAGCGACAGCGTCGATATTCGTCGACGTCTCCGCGACTTCGGCGTCAGCGACAACGGCGGGGGCGACGTCACCATGTACACGCTCGACTACCTCGTCACCGGAGAGGACGTCTACCCGCCTGTCGCCGTGTACCCGACCATTGATCTTGCCCAGGTCGCACACAGACTCAGCTTCTCTGACCCGGTTCCCACCATCCACGAAGTCTACGTCCCCTATGTGTCGCTCGACTTCGACCCCCAGGATGATCAGTTCTGGTCGCTCGCGTCTCTCGAGCTCGGCGAGGAGGTCGACCTGTGAGCGCACGATACGACGTATGGTACGACCGCCGCTTGGACAAGCACCAGACATTCCATACCATCACCGCCGCAGTCGCCGAGGCCGTGCGTGGGCCCTACCTCATCACCGAGCGCGTCCCGATCGGCGATCCCCGGATCATGCTGATCGAAGACCTCGCCAACGGGCGTATCGCATGCGACGAGGGAATCCAGGAACTATGCGCTGAAGCTGTGAGGGAGGCGAAAACTTTTGATTTCTACCGCGGCCGCTGTGAGAGCCCAGCAGATCCTGATCGAGAAGCCGAGGAAGAGTAGGCCCGGCCCGTCCGGCCTTGGCGAAGTCTGCCAGCGATGCCTCGCCGAGAAAATGCTGGGCGTCCACGACGACAATCGGGACGGGACGCCGATCGCCCCGCTGCTCGGTACAGCTTTCCACGCGTACGCCGAGCAGAAGGAGCGCGAGGCCGACCGGGCTGACAAGGTCCTTGTCGAGCACTGGATTACTCTGCCTGGGCTGGACGACCAGTGGGGCGACATTCGCGGCGTCGTCGACCGGTTCGACGTCGAAGCGGCTCACGTCCTCGACTGGAAGGTTCTGGGCAAGAAAAAGATTCACGGCTTCCGCACTGCCTACCTCGGCCCCGACGGGGCGACCAAACCCAACCGGTATGCCACCGCACTGCAGCAGTACTGGGTGCAGCTGCAAATCTACGGGCTTGGGATGGAACGCCAAGGCTACGAGGTGCGATACCTGTCGCTGCTCCTCGTCCCAAGGGATGCCACCACCGAGACCATCGAGAGTAACATGGTCGAGCTCGAGTTCGACTATAACCGCGACATCGCAACCTCTGCCCTCGACAGGGCCGCTAGCCTACTGAAGTGGGCGCGCGAGCACCCGGATGGTCTCGCGGCACTTGACAGCGACCCAGAATGCTACTACTGTAAGTTCAAACGAGTCCGCACCGGCGGGCTGTTCGGATGACCACAAAAGCTGAAAGGAAATGAACACATGCCAGACTTCAACCAGATGTTCGCCAACGCGGGCGTACGCGTCGTCAAACCCGAAACCATGACCGACTTCAGCCTCCTGCTGTTCGGCATGGCCGGCTCCGGCAAGTCATCGCTCGCCGCCACCGCCTCCAAGGTCGACGCCCTGTCACCCGTCCTCTACATCGACTTCGAAGGCGGCACGCTTCCCCTCATCGAGCACGGCGACACGTCCAAGATCACCATCGTCCACTGTGACGACTGGGCCGACTTCGAGAACATCGCCAAAAAGGTCATCCTCCCAGCGCTGCGGAAGAAGGAATTCCCCTTCAAGACAGTCGTTATCGACACAGTAGATCTCATGCAGGAACTCATCGTTCGCCACTACGGAGAAACCAACGGCGGGGATGGGTACGCGAAGTGGGCCGCCGCCTACGAGCAGCCCGTGTCAATCCTCTCGAAGCTGTTCAACTACCCGGGCCTGTCTGTCATCGCGATCACGCACGCCACCAGGGAACAGGACCAGGTCACCGGAGCCACCCTCATCTCTCCCACGTTCGAGGGCCGCAAGTCCCTGACGCGCCTCCCCTCCCTGTTCGACTTCGTCGGATACCTCGCCTGGACCGAGGTCGAGAAAGGTAAGAACGTCCCCGTTCTCTACCTGCAGCAGCCTGGTATTGTCACCAAAAAGAAGCTAGCCTCCATCCCGGCGGCCATCGGTAACCCGACCCTCGGCAAGTTGCATGGCTTCATCACCGACGCCGTCGAGGACCACAAGTGAGAGTTGTCCTCTTCCAGTCGGTGCAGGACACGGTTGGCCGGGCCGCCGACCTAACCAGCCGTGACCTGATCGACCTGTGTGAGAACCCCATTGTCGGCAACAAGACAGCCGCCCCGCTGTTCATCGCCGGCACCACGGCTGGTAATCGCAGGGGTAAGAATGACGTCCTCACCAGGTCCGCCATAGTGCTTGACTCGGATCACTGGGCCAACCAAACAACCACCTTGGATGATTACCTGGACCTGTACCCGCACCCGACTTTCGTGTGGGACACGGCCTCGTCCACGCCCTCGGACAGGCGGCGGAGGGTAGTCGTCCCCCTGTCACGACCGTGCACACCAGACGAGTACCGGGTCACCGCCCAAACAGCCGTCGCCATGCTTGGCGGCCAGCCGTCGTGGGACCCGTCCACAGTGCAGCCGGCCCGGCTCATGTACCTGCCCGTGTCCGCCGACGGGTCACCAGTCCCGCACCGCATGCGCACGCAAGGTAAGCTGCTCGACCCCGAGCCCGCGCCCAGCGTAGAGACCATGCAACGCCAACGCATCGGATTCGACGACTTGCCCGGGGGCAATATCGGCCGGTTCTGCCGCAACGTCGACATGCATACCGCCGTCAGCGTCTTCCGCCTCCCGTACGACGAGACGGACTCGCCCTACCGGTGGCAGTACCGAGGGTCACACAGCATGCCTGGCATGATCTCCACGGACGGCGGCTGGCACTGGTACTCGCATCACACCACAGACCCGGCGTGCTGCGGACGCTACCTCAACGTGTTTGATATAGTCCGCATACACCGCTACACCAACCGACGGACAGGGGGCACACCAGAAACCTACGAGGACAGGCTCCGATCCACGAGGGTCGCCATCGCGGGCCTCATGAACAACCACCCGGAATTTTTCACAGAGAGGAACGACTAACATGGGTCTTTTTGACGACGCAAACATGGAGGATCTCGAGCTGAAGCCCCGCTTCGACAGGGCCAACTTCGAGCCCGGCGAGTACCCGATCGAGGTGAACGCCGCCGAATGGCGAGTCAGCCGAGCCGGCAACGAAATGCTTGTCACCACTTGGGAGATCAAGGGCGACAGCGAAGCAGCTGGCCAGATCTTCTCCGACTTCACCGTCCTGTCCTACCGCGACCGAGAGACCGGCCGGCAGAAGCCGCACTGGAACATCCCCCGCTACTTTGAAGGGGCCGGCGTCTGGCCGGAGACGACCGCCGAGCGTAACGCCCTCGTCGAACCCGCCAACTTCCCCACCACCAAGGCCCGCGTCGTCGAGGGCCTGGTCGGCAAGACTGCCACCGGGTACATCGACAAATCCCCCTACGAGGGCGACGACGGCGAAACCCGGTACAGGCTGGAACTCAAGCGGTTCCAGTTCGAGACACCCGGCGTGATGTCAGCCGCAAGCGACATCACCTTCTGAGGCAAGTCTCACGGGTGCACCCCCTTGGCTCACAAGGCTGAGGGGGTGTACCCTAACCCTGTAAAAAGGACCACCAGCCCCACCAGACCAGGAAACAGAGGAGTCCACATGACCGTAGCCGAGGACATCAGAACAGGAGATCTCTTCAAACTGCACCCCAAGTGGACGTTCGATGGCATCTTCGACGGCACCGAACTACACCTCGACATCGAAACCTACTCATCCGTCGACCTGTCCAAAGCCACCGTGTACAAATACTGCGAGGTCGAGGACTGGCAGATCCTTATCTGCTCCTGGGCCATCGGCCAAGGTGAAGTACACGTCGCGTACGGGCACGACCAGATCCGGGAAATCCCTGGCCTGTTCGACCCGAACGTGCTCAAGGTCGCCCACAACAGCGACTTCGAACGGGTCAACTTCAGCCGACTCAAAGGCCTGCCAGTCGGCCAGTACATTGACCCGGCCGAATACGTCGACACGATGGCGCTCGCCTCCTGCTGGGGCCTCCCCCGCTCACTGAAAGGCTTCACCCGGGCGCTCGGCGGTGAGCAGAAAGACCAAGCCGGTGGCCGGCTCATCAATCTGTTCTCCAAGCCCAACCGCCAGGGCGGCAGAACACTGCCCGAAGAGAAGCCCGCCGACTGGCAGGCGTATGTCGACTACAACCGGCAGGACGTTGTGTCCATGCGCGACGCTGTCTACCGTCTCCACCGCGGGTTTCCTACCGAGCAGGAACGCATCTGCAACATCGAGCATGGGCACATCGTTGACTACGGCATGCGCATGGATGTGCCTCTCGCGCGCCTCGGGAAACTGTGCTTCGAGGCCAACAAGAAGACGGACCTGAGCCGGCTCAAAGAGCTGACCGGCCTGGCGAACCCCAACTCCGGCCCGCAGATGAGAAGCTGGCTCGCCGGCCAGGGCGTCATCGCAGACTCGCTGGACAAGGAGCACGTCGCTAAGCTTCTCGACCAGGAGAACCTCCCGGCGGCTGTCCGTGAGGCGTTGGAGATCAAGACTCGCGTGTCCGCCGCTGCCGCCTCGAAATTCGACGTCGCTATCAAAGCCGCTAACCGAGACGGCCGACTCCGGGGGACACTTAACTACGGGAAAGCCAACACAATGAGGTGGGCAGGAGCCACTTTTTCACCGCAGAACATGCCCCGCGCACACTTCGATGACGACAACGAACAGGAGGCGGCCATCGCCAAACTGCACAAGCGAATCCGCATCCCGACAGCAGACCTGAACAAACTGATCCGACCGCTCATAATCGGGCCGCTCACAGTAGCCGACTACTCCGCGATCGAAGCGCGCCTCACCTCCTGGGTCGCCGGCGAAGAGGAACCAATCCGAACCTTCGAAGATGGCGGTGACATCTACGTAGCCACCGCGGAAGCTATGGGCGGTGAAGCCGCTGGCATGACCAGGCAGAAAGGGAAAACCACCGTTCTCGCTTGCGGGTACGGCGGAGGCGCCGGCGCCATGCTCAAAATGGGGGGAGCCACGCTGTTCCCCAAAGGAACCCCCGAAGAAGCCATGCGCCCCGAACTCCAAGCGCTCGTCAACAAGTGGCGAGAGACACACCCCTGCACCGTTCAGCTGTGGGACACGCTCATGCAATGCTTCATCTACGGCGGCAGCTGGCGGTCCCCGCTCATGCCCAACGCGGAGATCACCTACGAGATCGACGAACGCACGGGCACGCGGTACGTGTGGCTACCCTCGGGGCGACCCACCGTCTACCGGGACTGCAAGTACGAGACCGTTCGCACCAAGTACAGGTCACGCCGGGCGTGGACATGCCTCTCCGTCAACCCGAGAGGCGGACGCGACATCATATCCCCCATGAAAGTCGTCGAGAACGTGGTCCAGGCGCTCGGCCGCGACCTCCTCGCGCACGCCATCCACAACGTCGTCGAGGCTGGCATACCTATCGTCACCCACGTCCACGACGAAATCGTCACCGAGGGCGTTGACACGGGCAGCGTCGACAGGCTAGTCTCACTCATGTGCGACGCCCCCAACTGGGCGAAAGGCCTGCCCCTCGCAGCCGCCGGGTACACCACAGACCGCTACAGAAAGGACTGACATGCCACGGAAGACGAAGAAAGAGAAAAGCCGGGGCGACCCCGTCGCCTACGTCGACGACCACAGCATCTGGGGCATGCGTTACGACAGGTGGCGCGTCGACGCCCCCGTCCGCGGGTACTACGCGGTCAGCAAGCGGGTCATGTACTCGTACCTGCACGTCACCTGTGACAGCTGCGGTAAGGCAGTGTGGGCCAGCTACGCAAACCTGCACAAAGGCCACCGGCCCCGCTGCAACTGCGGCACCCTCACCGACCGGGACAAACGGATCCTCGCGATCCTGCCCCGCTGCCGCGACCAGCAGGCCCGGCTCCGCCCGGCGGGATCGTGGGGATTCCCAACGGCTCGGGCTGCAGCCGAGTGGTACGTCGACCACTTGGACCTCCCAGCCCCGGACTCCGGTGTGAAGTTCTCCATCCGCCGCGTCGACCCGAAAGGCAAGTTCGAACCCTTCAACCTCCGCGTTGACAAGGCAACCGTCGTGGTGGCAGCCTCCAGGGAAGCGAAGAGACCACCCGCCCACGCAGACCACCACGACATTCTCGCCTACATGAAAGGGCTCAAGGCATGAAAACTAATCAGCACCCGGACACGGTGGACGCAGCCCGTCAGCTTTCCCTTCTCACGCCGCTTGTTGAAGCAATCCGCGCGCGGATCGCCGAGAAGGAGTTCGCAGGCTTCCGACGCACTGAGCTGGGTATGCCCTACATTGAAGTGCGCACAGAACAAGGCAGCAGAGCCTTCGCTTATATTAAGGACGGCCTCTACACTCTCGAAACGGCGGGCGATAAGGTTGCCTGCGACCCCGGTGCCACGCGTGAGGCTATCAGTGGAGCCATCGACCGTATCCCTGACTCCGCCCGCAGCTCAGCTGCGAAGGCCGGAAAGGAACACCTATGAAAATCACCTACCAAAGAACAATGAACGTGCCGACCCCCACGCGGGCTCACGACACAGACGCCGGCCTAGACCTGTACATCCCTGAAGGGCAGGGCTGCCTCGTCTGCCCTGGCGCCGTGTACACGATCGACCTCGGCGTCCGGGCCGCCATCCCCGACGGCTACTACGGCCAGCTGACCCTCCGGTCCTCTGCCGGCAAGAAAGGACTCACCATCCCTCACGGCGCGGGGGTCATCGACTCCGGGTACCGCGGCAACCTGAAAGTCTTGATCACCGCGCTCGCCGACCCGGTTCTTGTCGCCGCCAGGGACCGCATCTGCCAGCTCATTATCCTTCCCCTGCCCTCTGTCGAGTACGAGCCCGGCATCGTGGCTGACGACACCGACCGCGGCGCGGGTGGATTCGGGTCCACGGGCACCGGTACCGATCACATCACCAAACATCTCCGCCCTTGCGAGAACAGAATCGTTGAGTGCCTCATCCACTCCGTGAGAAAGTCCGGGGAGGCTGCCGAGGAAGACTTCCGCAAGGCCGCCCGGTATGCGCGCCGCATCGCATACGAAGAGGACGGCTGCTACGACCCGGGCACCGTCGACGTTGCCATCGGTCACATTCTCGATGTCATCGCTGCGCTCACCCCTAGCGAGTCTGGCCTCTGGCAGAATGTTTTCGACGCGGCTGTCCGTCTCTCCGACGAGTGGGAGGAACAGCACTTCACGCGCTGTGAAAACAGGGGGCGATAGGAAATTGAGAGCGCCATCATCATCATCATCATCATCATCATCATCATCATGAACAACAAGGAGACAGACATGGACGACCAGGTCAACCTCACCGTCGGAGGGCTGCTGCGCTCCCTACAAGATATCGCCGTCCGCTACGGCAACGACACCCCCGTTGTCCTCCCCTCACTCGCGGACGCCGACTACGAGCAAGCCACCGCCCCGATCATCATGCACGCCAAGCGAGAGACGGTGCCCGATGACTGGGACTTGTTCCACGTCGACCCGGCCGCTGGCGAGGCCGTGGCGGTGATCTCATGAGCGACAGCCCCGTCTCGCCGGCCCACTACTCACGACTCACCCCGGAGCCCATCGAAATCGCCGGCGGCATGCCCTTTGAGCTTGGCAACGTATGGAAATACGTGTGCCGCGCAGGCCACAAGGCCGGCCAACCTGAAGCCCTCGACCTCATCAAAGCCGAGTGGTACATTGACAGGTATGCGGACACGGCCGGAGTCTACGCCGCCGCAAGGGGGCTGCAGCGCATGCTGCATCTCTTCGAAGCGGCAAACCCGTCCCCAGCTAAGCGGGTCCTGGAGATCCGAACCCGCGTCCACCAACTCACAGACCACGTCAACGAAAGGAGCAGACAGTGACCCAGAGATACGATGATGCTGCCGCACAGATCGCCGAAGCCTATTACCATCTGAGAAACGCTATCCTGGCGTTGCGACACGAATACGAGGACACTGCTGACCGCAGCATGGTCGCAGACCTGCAGCAAGTGCGGGGCCTCGCCGACAAGATCAAGACCGTCCACGCGGAGATGAGGAGATACCACCAATGACCAAATATGTCGTCCGCCCCGAGTGCGTCCGCACTCTCAAGACGGGTGACCTCGTTCGCCACGTGTCTGACGTCGACGACGAGAAGCAGATCAACATGACCTTCCAGTACTGTGAGTACGTTGGCGACAGGTTCAAAAAGCCGTTTGCAGCGCACTGGCTGTTCCCCAACCACAACGTGCACTTCATCACCTACCACAACGAGTACGACGTCGTCGACTACGTAGAGGAAG